CAGTTTAAAGCATTTGCTGATAACGCCCAGCAAAAACAAAATCGCGGAGAAGAACTATCAGACTATGAACGCCTGCTACTTCTTGCCCCGCGACCTACCGTAGAGTCATCTGGGTTATATGGTCTTGGGCACATCTTAGCTAAAGAGCTTGCCCGTTCGTTAAAGCCTTAACGCTTATCTCCTGACCCACTAATTACACCACGTTCCAAACGTGATTGTAACTTCTCAATATTCTGCTTAGCTATAGTGTTAAGCGGGATGCCTAAATCAGAAGCTAGTGCAGAGCAGTACCAAAGAACATCGCCAATTTCTGCGGCGATTAATTCCTTCCAGTCGGCAGGAAGTTTCTCTGGTCCGTCTCTCACTAGCTTTTTTACTTTGTTAGCTACCTCACCAGCCTCCCCTGTCAACCCTAGTGCAGGGTACAGCAGGCTAACCTCTGCTCTATAGATAGCAGTAGTCTTACAGAAGTTCTGATACTCTTTGAACGTCATAGTATTTTTATCCATGTAAGCCTTAGCTTCCTCTTCTATACGCACTGACCTTCTCCAGATTCTCAAAGTAGGCTTTGTTATAGCCCCGATGCCACTCCTTAGCCTGCATAGAATTTGGCTTAAAGGGGCAACTAGTAACGATGATAGTTTCGTCATTGATCCTTCGTGTCCACTGTTTTGTGTGTCGGAAAGCGTTGTAGCCTGCTTCAAACTGTATTCTTAAAGGTGGTAATTCGTTGTTTCGTTTAGTGTATCTTTGATTCTTCAAGACCTAAAGTATCCCTTAACTTATTAATTTTTACGTTATAACAGTTGGCCCGTATGCGAAAACCATTTGTACTGTCTATAGTGCCCTTTAACATAAACTCTGCTTCGTCAAAGTAATCTGTCTTACTAATAATACCTAAGTACCAGCCAGCAGAATAGTCATTAAGTACACGCACAAAAGCATAGGCATCGCACTTTTGTTTAGTATTGTATGCTGCTACAGAACAGTCGTATTCTGGGAGAGGTTTAACACTAGTTCGTTTTGTCTTAACGTCTACTGTAGTGCCATCCTCTAGAATAATATCATAATCATATGAGTTATTCCACTGACCCCCTAGAACACGATGTGCAACTTGCTCACCTACAAAGCCAACAAGGTTCCCCTCCCCATTCACAATAGAGTTACGTAATTTACCTAGCTCTTGTGATTTGGCTTGAGCTTCGAGCATCATAGGGGGAGATATCTTAACTTCTTGCATATTATCTACTCGTTATGTCCACAACTTCGCATACACCTGCGGTGCAGGCAAGCTCTTGTGATCCAGTTGTGTTGTCCTCTCTTTCATACTCCCTTAGAAGCGACCAGTCAAGGTTTTCTGGCATGGCCTCTGCTAGCAGCAGGTAGTTAGCTGTGTCGCAATCTTGGTAGGGCGCTTGTTTGTACGAGTGGTCAGAGTGTGGCAGAAAACTAATCCCCGAAATAGTATCGAAGTTATTAAATACCCAATCACCTACCTGTAGCCACTCTTCCTCTCGTACACTAACAGTGATACTTGGTTTATGCTCACACCAATGTTCCTGATACGAGAGCCACAACTCTAAGTGCTCTAGCGCTGTCATGTCATTTCTACATACTGCCTTGTCAGGCGACTTTACAGGAAATGAAAATACAGTAGCAGATTCAGGGCGCATAAAATCAGGTTCAGCAGGAACCCCAGCATCCTTTAAAAACTCCGTCATTGGATCTTTATTATCAGCCCTTACTGTGCGTATGTAGTAAGGATTGTGACGAGCATGAATACCACTAGCGCTATCAACCAATTGGCTAACCGTACCACTAGGTTTAACACACGTGATAGCAGCGCTCTGATTAATGCCCAACATCTGTGACACTTCTTTGTTGACCTCAACGGCTACCTCCCGCAACACCCGTAGTGTACTTTCTAGTTTTTCTTTACCTAGCTTACCATTAGTTAGCTCATTATCCATGATGCCAGTTAAACTTACACCAAGCAGACGCTCTTCTTCTGTGTTCTTTTTCCAGATAGAGCGTAGGTATTTAAAGTCAGTTAGACATGACTGGAACGTACCCAGCATAGTAGCTTGTGCTACCTTGCCTTTAAGACTTTCGATAGTGTCTTCTGCACGCACAACCACTTCTGATAAATTACAAAATTGATATGGGCGTAGTATGATCTCGCTACAAGGATTAGTGCCCCAACGTATCTTTTTAGTTTGGGCTTCGTCACTATAGTTAGTCCGGCGACCATTTTTGTCTACCTGTCTTTCTGCTGCTTGTCTATTAAACATACCCCGCTCACCTGACTTACTCTCGTAGAGAGAGTACCATTCAGAAAAGAATACATCCATAGAAGGTTTTTCTTTATACGCCACAGAGTTGTTAGCTAGCGAGCGTTGCGCTTCGTTGACCCACCACTCTCCAGACTTTGCTTTACGCATAGAGGTATCATTAAGATTAGACAGAGAGATAAGAGCGCTACGACGAACACCCCCGACAACAACAATCTCTCCAATCTTGCACATAATATCATGTGCTTCGAGCGGATGTAGGCGACGGCCTGCTGCACCCTTAAACTTAGATACCACAAAATTAAACAAATCCTCAAGTGGTTCAGGGCCACTAGCCCTACCACCAAAAGTTTTAAGTCGTGCACCTGCTGGGCGTACCTTTGAGACATCCCACTGAGGGATCTGACCTGCATACAGACAGGCTATTAGCTCCCTAAGAGCCTTGCACCACCCCGCCTTGCTGTCTTCTACTGCAATAACCGTGTTACTATCGTGCAAGTCCTCTTCTACAACAGGTAGTCGGTCCACGCTCTCACGCTCAACAGAGAAGCCAACACCTGTACCGCACATTAGCACGTACATAGCCTCATCAAATGAGCGGGGCGAGTCTACTGGTAGATAAGAGCAGTTATAGGCACCTACGTGACAGCGCTCCAATGCTGGGCCAGCCGTCATCATAGCTCTCATAGAAGGCATAACGTCTAGTGTAAGAACAGACTTCTGTAGGTCAGCTACTTTGCTGGTGACATCTACGCTGAAGTTGTCTTTAATGTAGCGGGCGAGATAGCCAAAGTATCTATCCACCGTTTCATCCCACGTCTCACGACGCTGCTCATTTTCTTTCCACCTAGCGTAGCGGGAAAGGGCAATAAAATTTTGATAGTCTGTTGGGAGTGTCGTCATTGTTCGTTTCTCTTTTCCATTATTTATGTTTCAAATTTAGCTACTAGTTTATTTAGATACCACTGCGCTTTTAGTAAATCTTTTACAGGAATATCTGCGTGCTTGTGCTTATATCGGCCAATGTACTTTAGCACATTACCCTTGAGGTAGCCTTCGTATTCCTCTTCCGTCAAGGAGTTACGAATCATATCAATAGTTTCCATGCCTCCCGTGTTATAGTGTGGGGGCTTGTTGACTTCTTCATCTAGTTTCATAACTAAGTATCCTACCACTATCTTGTAAAGTTTAACTTTATAACATTACCAGTGACGGATTCAACAGTAGGTTTAACTGGGGGTTCCAGCATGTACTCTGAAGTCTCCTGTCCGTAGACAACATCCTCTGCCAATTCCTTAATATACTCATGTTCTTCGTACAGAACCAATGAAGCTGCCATCATTGATCCCACATTAGACAGCATTGTTTTCCCCTCTTCGTCTAACCCAACTTGATCAGGACATATCATAGTGACCTCAATGTCGCCATCCCATTTACCTTTGACGACGTTGACGGGCTTCAGTTTTATGTAGATTGAATCTACAGAGAGAACTTCTTTTACCGTTGTCATAGCTTTTTCTTCTTCTCTTCAGGGAAGGGGATAAACGAAGAGACTACCTCTTTCTTTAAGATCAAGTCAATCTCTTTTGATGGCTCGTCTAACCATTCGGATGGTATAGTGGTGTCGCTATATAGAAAGCCATGCTTGTCACACCATTCTGCATACGTGGACTTTGCTCCTTTCGATAGTTTAGCACTGCTCTTTGTAAAAACAAATCGAATGTCTAAGGTCGGGTGCTGCCTCTGGATGAAGAGATGTTTCCGTCGATCTGCTGTTACGAAGCGTCCCTTAGTTTCTATGATAATATTGTTATGCAGCACAAAGTCGGGAGTATACGTGCGGTAAGCAAGGTCTTCCCATTCAATCTTAACCTTTTCATATAAGAAGGGCCGGGTGTCTAGCGATAACTCTTGCGCAATCGCTAGCTCAAGCCCCGACCTGAACCCGTATTTTTGGGCGGTACGTCTTTTAGATGATGCCATGATCCATGCTTTAAACCGCTACGTGAGTGTAGTCAACATCGGGAGGGTTCCTAGCGGAAGAAGGAATGGAGGGTAACGTCTGCAACTCTGGCCAGCAGTCTCTCTTAAAGTCACAGAAGCGGCAGTTAACTCCTAGTATCTTGTTGCCTGTGGCCTTACTCCTAAAGGTTTCATTAACAGGTTCGAAGTCCCTCTCGAACTCATTAGCCTCTAGTCTTTTTAGCTTAGCCTCAATCTCTGCTAGTGTTTTATCAACGTCTAGTGTATTAGCAGTCACATATTTAAACTGCCCATTCGCCTTGTTGATAACCCACCAACCACCTACTTTTTTATTAGCTGCCTTTGCATAACCTACAAGCTGGCCGACATATCCAAACGGATCACTGTCAGTGACAGACTGAATGGAGTCAAACTTATGGGTATAGGAGTAAGGCGAAGCCGACTTGATGTCGTCTACTGCGCCGTTTATACTAAGGTCCGTCGTACCATTAATCTGTGTGCCGTCTGAAAGTTTCAGGGTTACATTCTCACTACCTTCGTAGTTAACGCCTGCTTCTGTAAGTAGGCCCTTAAACACAGCCTCTACGATGTCACCCATCATCATGTTTAAGATGAAGTTATAGGATTTACCTTCAGCTACGTCGGGTTTATTCTTAGCATACCAAAGTTGGCAGTAGGGCCTCCCGATGTTAGACATTCTAACACGGAAGGCATTCCTACTTTCACCTCTGAACTGCTTAAATAGTGCTTCCCTTACATCGGAGACAATCTGCTCTATCGTATCTTCAGACACTTTAGCACTGCCATCCCCTAACTTAGAGAGAAGCATATGCAAAGTTAGTTCAGAGGCGTGGTTCATCAGGCGGCTGCTTCTTCTACGTTTAGGAAGCCGTCCAACAATGCGGATTGCCCCGCCGTTACATCTTCTTTAAGGGCATTCTCACTCCACTGACGTTCAACATATGTGTTGTAGTTATTTACCCACTCGATAAAGTCAGCAAAGGTTTGCTGGTCTTCATCTGTAATCTCCAACTTTGAAGACATGTCAAGTGTTAGTTTGGGTAGATAGAAGAACTCCCCATTAGGTAGGTCTCTCTGTGTTGCCCCCACATCAATACGACGATGCAGAGGTAGTTCCTTCTTAGAGAAGAGGGTTCGAAAGGGAATGCTGCTATCTTTAAAGGCATCCCTGTTATCAATCTCCCAGATAATAGGGATATCTGGTTCAAGGTCTACAGGTTCGCCATCCTTATTCACTACCCCCTCTAGGGTTACAGTGCCCAAGATAGCCCGCGTCCTCTTAATCTGCTTGATGAGGCTCTTCATACTATCAGGAACCTGATCCCAGTCCTTGATGTAACCCGCAGGCTTACCACAGTTAAAACCTCCCTCAGTGTCCTTTAGATCACCGTTCAGATCGTTGGCCATGCCTGTCTTGATAAACTTGTTAGGCTCATCCCCACTGCCTCGTACAAAGCGTTTATACATAACCCTCTGTAGGTAAGGACGCAGAGATGCAGACTGTGCATAAACCGTTTCGCGGGTGTCTGGGTCTTCTAGTTTAATGCTACCGCCTTCGACGATCTCCACATTAACTTTTTTACCCTTGATATCTTGCTTTCCAATGATAGCCTTTTGCTGCAATCCTAGCCTGTGAAGGCTGCTGCTTTTAGTTTCAACAGCAGGCATGGATAGGTCCATACCCGCAGCTTTAGCCATATCGGCGAAGTTCGTGCTGTTTAGCGTTGTCAATTCTGTCATGTCATGCTCCATTAAAAGATTGGGTGTTATATCACCCGACATCTTTTGTGTCAAGCCAATTCGGCCCTATTTTAGCCTCAAGCAAAAGAGGGACATTAAAGTCTATATCCCATCTATTATCGATGATACGCTTCAGGTTGTGGTTGGTCTCTTGTATCACGAATAGAGCATCGTCTACCTCCTCTGGGTGTATGTCAAGAACAATCGAATCGTGCACGGTATTTACGATACAGGTGTTCAGCCCTTCTAGCCACTCCTCTATGTAAATTAAAACCAATGGTACTATGTCGGCAGTAGCAAAGGATTGCACGGGGTAGTTTTTAATCTGTGTAAAGAACGTAGGGGTTCCGTTGGCTCTCCTTTCTATGTGGGGAAAGGCAAATTGCCTGCCCGATGGTGTGGTTATGTAACCAGTAGTTAACGCTTCTTTCGCCAACCTAGTATGCCACTTAGCTATGCCTTTGTACTTCTCTATGAAGTGTGTGTAGTAACGTGCTTCACTAGGCGTTCTACCATAGCCAGTAGCCCCATATAGAGGGGCGAAGGTATGTGCTTTAGCTTCTTGCCTGCTGGTTGGTTGACCTGCATCAGAGATAACCTTAGCAGTGTACGAGTGTACATCAAAGCCGTTAGCTACCTCGTTGATAGCTATCTCATCTTGAGACAAGAACGCTGCTACCCTGAACTCTAACTGTGCAAAGTCAGCCTCCAGTATGCGGCCACCTTCCCAACGAGATACAAAACAGCGCTTGACGGGGAACGTACCTCCGCGTGGCATGTTCTGCATGTTAGGATTGCGCCCTGAGAAACGGCCAGTAGATGTCACGGCTTGTGTCAGTTGCACGTGTAGCTTACCATCCTGCTTCCTGTATGAATTAATACCCTCAACAAAAGAGGATAGGTAGGTTTCAACAGCACTCAAGCGTTTAACTTTACTAAGAAAAGACTGCGCTGCCTCGTTGCCAAGACTAGTGGCTGTGCCCTCAAGCTTAGTTAAGTCACCCTTGTTAGTGCTAAACCCGTTAGCTGTAACCCACTTAGCGTTGGGGGGATTAAACTTTAACCCAGCAATCTCCCTTGTAGGTGTGTATATGTAGCCTTCGCCACCACAGTTTGTACATTTTGTGGGCTTGGCAAAGGGCTGACCATTCTTTTTAGTTTTGCGTGTCTTACCGCTACCATAACAATGTGTACACAGTTTTGCCTTGTGCTTGCATATGATGTCAGTATTGGCATCTATTGTGCTCTTAAACTGTGCAGCATCCATGCGCCCACTAAACAAATGAGGCCAGCTTTTTTTATCAACTGGCCTCCTTGAGTAGATAACCCATGACAATTGTTCAGGGCTGTTTAGATTGATGGGGTAATCCCCCATGAGTTTGATTGCTTCTGTGTCTAAGTCATGTACTAGCTGTTGCCTTTCAATCACATACTCCTGTTTAACTTTATCCAGTACGGCTAGGTCTACACTAAATCCATTCTGGTTCATCTTAGCTAGCGATACAGTAACCCTATTGCTCAGGTCAACAGTAGGTACAAGGCTATGGTTCATATCTTCTACTAGATCTTTTTGCTGCTCCATTAGTAATAGTTCAGTTACCAGCAAGTCATCCTTGAGATATGATACTAGCTCTTCGTGTGGTATGTCAGCCACACTCCAGCCACCCTTCAGATACGCCTTGAGGGTGTCCTGTTTCTGCGCGCCTAGATTACGCCTCTCTGCACACACTGCTAGTGAGAGGGGGTTCTTTAATCCCTTTTGTAAGACGTATTCAACAACCATCGTGTCCCATATAGGGCCATCATAGGTTATGCCTACTTCCCATAGCCATGTTAGATCATGCACTAGATTATGTCCTACAAGTAGGGTGCAGGATGCTAGTATCTTCTTGAGCTTATCTACAGAGTCCTGCTCTGGATACTCATTGTGATTGAAGGTGAATATTTCAGGCTCATTTCCAGAAACCCTAACCCCAACCATTACTAAACTGTTAGTTGTTTCATACGGATCGAGGTGTAGCTTTCCATCTCTAGTTGTTACCGTATTCTCAACGTCTAGAACAACTTGCATGACTACCTCTCAATGTATAGGTGGGGGTCCGCCGCCTGCTTCAAACACGATATCCCAAAAGGTAAACAGGTTTTGGTAGGATATCCAAATTGCATGCAGGTCATCCTCTGTAAAAGTTTCGTCTGTGTCTATCCTTTTCTGGAGTAGGCTACTGATTCTCAATAGCATGTAACACTCGGCTGAAGGTCCTTCTATCGCTCTCATATGCGTAAGCCTATACTAGAGTTTCATTCGGAGTGCGTCTACTGCAATGTGTACATTGTTCTCAAAAGCCTCACCTATCAAACTTAGGTAGCGTATATCAGCCGCATCTATCTTTCCACCCTTAGCTGCATAGTCCTCATATAGACTATCTAGAATATCTGCAACAGAAAATTCTACCTCATAAGGGTCGGTGTAGTCATTTCCCGGCCATATCAATACGGATATGTTTCCAGCATCATTAATGACAGCGTCAACCTCAAGCGACATATTGATCTTTCGCATTACTAACCTCCCTTTAAGCCAGTTGTACAAAGTCTTTGATGTGTGGAAATATAGGTTCTATGGCTTCAGAACACCTAAAAGCCAAATCCCTGTGTTCCTTCTGCGTTTCAGGACCAGTTCGAAGCTCGATATAGTGCATCCAACTACGGACAGACCCATTAACATACAGCTTTGTGCGTGTCAAGCCCTCCGGTAACAACACTCTTGCCACCTCCTTAGCTATACCAGCTTTGAGGGATCTATCATATGCTACAAATGAAGTGTCTGTAACACTCTTCTGAGCCGCGCGCCAAATATTATCTACATCCTCGTCCTCATTTGGCAAAGAGTTCTGTCGATTATTCCAATCCTGTAGACGACACTCACGCTCGAATGCGACAGTCTCTGTGGCACTATAGCGCTGCGAATGCTCCTGAAAGCTAAAGGATCTATGTCGGATCAACTGACGTGAGATATCACGTGCAGTGACCACCTCTAACACTATATTTGCCATCTCGAAGGGCGACCAATGTTTATTTTTCACGAGAAAGGCCAGCAACTTGTCGCCTTTGAGGTTATTTACCTGACTCGTGGGGTTAGACACTCTAGCAACATATGCAATAGCATCCGTCAACGTAGCGGGCTGGGGTACAGTGGGGAAGGAAGTCCAACCCATGAGTTTAGCTGTGTTGTTTAACATAGACGCTCCTCTCATATACCTCGTTTAGTTTGTAGGACCACTCATCTATGTGGCCTTGAACATCTTCTAGAGACATATGCTCGTAAATTCTGGTACTATATGTAGTACCTTTGTATTTAAAGTATACTACATATTTACCACCCTCTCTGTGTAGATGCGCAGCATGTATAGGCTCATCTATAGTAGAGCCACGCACGGATATTGTTATAGAGATTGGGTCTGTAGTTAACATAGTACTACACCATTGTATAGGTTGTTACATATCTAACTAGTGCCATAAACAGCATAGAAAGCAGAGCCGTATTTAGCGTCATAAGTGCACGGTCCCCCCACACCCAAGCTACGTACCACCACCCCACACATCCAAAGAAGGATAGTGTGATGTCGTAAATTTTGGGCACTTCCTCAACGGATCTGCACGCTACAGCTACGAAGATTAGTATGGTGGCAACCCACTTGACGTACCAGTCAGGGGTGTGGGTGGGTGTTACTTTACTCATTACATTTTTCCATCACAGTATGTGGTACTCCCGGCAGGACTCGAACCTGCGACCCACAGATTAGAAGTCTGTTGCTCTATCCAACTGAGCTACGGAAGTTAAGGGCCTAGGTTTTTTATGCCTAATACGTAGTTTTCTGCTGCCGTCTCATGGTACTGTTGTGACTTGCCCATATAGTATTCTTCCCTAACCTTTTGTTCATGTAGATAAAATTCTACATAACAACCTTCCTTCAGCTTATAAACTAAAGCTTTTCTGTGGTTATAATCCGACACGAAAACAGCTACAGGGGACATCATGCCAACTCAAAGTGTGGAGAGTCTACAAAAGGTTTTCGCCCTTCGTGGGTTCTCTGCTCTACGTAGGACATTCTTGCCTGACGCATGGAGTCAGCCCAATCTTTAATGTCAGGGACGGTCCACGCAGCACCCCACCGAATGGCTACATTATGTAGCTTAGCAGCGTGGCGTACAGCCTCAGCTATTTGATCAAAGTCTGCGTGATCCCATGTGATGTTCCCATTCTTATATGCTAAAACATCAACGGCCTTCCCGTCAATATGCTTAGACTGTAGCGTCTGGGACTTACCCGTGTCTACGAGATGGGCCTGCCGTTCTTGTGAACGCAACCCCTCCGAAATACCAAAGTCGATTGTGGTATGACTGATAGCAGTACGCATAACGGAGGACAGTAGCATGTCAATACCCGTCATGCGGTCTAGTGAGGTGCTGCTCAGTTTAAACTGAGGCATCGGGGGTGCTCGTAATTAAGTACTTCACGTGGCTCCATGCCACAAACACCGTCTCTAGGTTTGCAGTTTGTAGTTGAATGCCATTGTCTGTGTGGATAGTTGAGGTAACCTTCTCCACAAGGAGAACATTAGCGCGTTCGTCTGTGTCCTTTGTAAAGACTGTAATCTTCGTGGGTGGTTCGAACTGCGTTTGCAGTTTAGTGGTCCGTGCTGTTGCGGTTGTCATGTGGCTTTCCTTTTATGCTGTATATCGACTGGTGCGATAATCGAACTCACAATGCACGATGCCGTGCCAGCCTGTCAACTTATTTTTAACAATGTTTATGTGTCGTTGGTTGTCTTCCTCCATTTGATCTGACAGGGGTGGGTTCTTTGCAAGCAGTAACATAAGGTCAGCCTCTGCCGCCTTGCCTGTCTTGCTGCCCTCCATCATAGACTGGTTTAGAACGATCTTACCCTCCGCTTCAGCAGATAACTGCGACATATAGAATATAGCGCAGTTGTGACGCTTAGCAATACGCCTAGCAAAGATTACGTTAGCCTTTAACGCCTCATCAACGCGGCTATGACCTTGCATATTAGCCAGCTTATCACCCATGTCAAGCACCACTATGTCGGGCTTGTACGTGCGACACACAGAATCAACCCAATCCATCCGGTATTCTGTAACATCCTTGATAAAGATATTGTCACTGATGTTTGCGTAGTTTCGTGTCGCAGTAGCATAATTCTTTACTAAATCTTCTGGTGCAAAGCCAGCAGCAGCTAACAGGTAACGAAGTAGAACCCGATCTGTTGGCTCTTCATTACATAGAATAAGAACCTTAGCTCCCTGCTCAGCGAAGCCACCCGGACCCGCAATAATACTAGCATGGAAAGATGTCTTGCCTACGTTAGAGCGTGCGCCAACCTCAATGAGTTGGCCTCCATCTATGCCTGTGACCCTCCTGCTGAGTGACGCTATGTTAAACTGCCACTTAGGCTTGTCCAACGTCTTCTCTATAATCTCATCAAAAGAGAGGTTGTCCCACTCCACAGTAATTTTAGGTAAGAAATTACCGTCATACTTCTCTAGCAAACTGTGCAAAGATTCCAACGAGTTCTGGTTACCATTGATGTACTCAAAACCTAAGTTAGCAATCTCCTCTCCTATGTATTGCTGGAATAAAGTAGACAGTATGTCTTGTGCAACGTCCTTACCTAGTACGGATACTGCCTGAATTGCCTCAAATAAATCAGACACCTCCCCCCGCTGTGAGGTAGTGAGCGTAGGGTTCTGTGACAGATACAAAGCCTCAACTTCTGAGGGCTCCAATGATCTCTTATATAGATGATGGGCTGCCTCTATCGCCTGCTTAATCTTCTTGCCTTCCTTCGTGAAGATTACGTCTGGGCATTTGAAGCTATTAAACTCTTCGTGAAAAGAGTAATCCATTAAAGATCTTAACAGCTTTTCTTCCATACTAAGTCCTCCAGTTTTTCAAGGTCGATGGGGTTACGATACTTTAGGTCGTCCTTGAGATTAAGAGCATAAACTTCTGGGGCTACGCGTCGTAGCTCTTTGGTATACGCTAGTGTTTTGTTGCGTGCGTCCGGGTCTAGGGCTACGATGATTCTATCAAAGGTCGATAGTGTAGCTACATGTTCAGGGGCTAGTGACGTTCCCAAAATAGCTACGCCCACCTTACCGTTACCCCCGACCACAGATGCACTGATGCAATCTTCAACAACTACTGCGACCTTACCCACACCACACGTGTAGGGTAGCTTAGAGTTGCCGTACCTCTTCCATTTAGGTTTAGTGTTAGTCTTGTAGCCAATTGTGCGTCCTGCTGCATCTACAAGTAAACCCTTGTTATATATAGGAAAGACTACCCTATGTTCCCTATAGTCGTACAGATACCCCTCTATGTCAATGCCCCAGCCTTTGCCCCACTGATATGCCGCACCATAAGCACTATGGTTAGGGTCTAGTGGTCTTACAAACGTGGGTTTGACAAACTCCTGAGAATCTGATATTGAAACTTTATTCAGCTTCAGGTGGATGTCGTTTACTGATAACTTTCCTTGAAATCTTCCTCTTATGTTACAAGAATTTTTATAGCAATTCCATACGAGTAACCCGTCTACATTAGACGCTGTAAAAGTATTTGTACCCCTGCATGTGGGGCACGTACCTCTGTACGTGTCACCACTATTGAGACCTAAGTCTTCTACATAAGTTTTTATATACATCAGTATACTCTCTTGTTAAGAGCCTCAGTTGCACCTCTCAAGGTATTCTTCATATAGGGTTTTAGGGATGACGGATTGACGTGTCCTGTTACCTGCATGAGCGAGGTCATAGACACGCCCCCCTCCACCATCTGAGTAGTGCCAGTCCTACGTAAGTCACTGACACGTAAGTTTAATGGTAAGTCTGCCGCTGCAAGAACCCTCCTAACCTCACAGCTAACATTGTCTATGCTGTAGGGATGGTGTACCCCGCGCCTAGGTTTGACTTTGGGGGCGACGTATTCCTGAAAATCAAAATCGGCACACTGCTGTTTGAGCATGTGGAAGAGGTCATCCCCTATGGGTATGTGGACTGTAGCCCTACGCTTAGACTGCTGTATCGTGACAGTTTGTTTATCCCAGTCGATGCTATCCCACTTGAGCACTCGTATGTCTCCCACGCGCTGAACCCAAGCGTATGTCATCTGAACTATCAGACCTAGATTACGCCACTTAAAGTCACTATAAGCTACCTCTAGAAACTTACGCACCTCTTCGTCTGACCACACAACCTTACGTGGTTCTGGCGTCTGTCTCTGTAGCCTACCAAACGGGTTCATTGGTATATACTCATGGTCAACCGCAAAATTAAACAAGAGGCTTGCTATGCGAGATGTTTTGTTGGCATGATACACACCCCGCTGGAGCCACAAGTCGTATGTGTGGCGAGCATCCTGCACAGATAATTTACCTATACGATACCGACGCAGGTCCACATCTAAGATAGAAAATATATACGCATACTCCTTCTTAGATTTATCTGACAACTTCTTATATGAATAGGACTGCTTGTAGTGGACTATTAACTGCTCAATCGTAGCAGTAGCTGTCAGTCGTTTCTGTGCATCGTAAACGTCTTTCCATGCGTCAATCTTTTCGTTCAGTTCGTTGGCTAGTCGTCTAGCTATTCTTAGGTCTGAGGCGAGCGGCTGCCGCACCACGAGACCTAGATCAATAAACCGTTTAGGTGGATTGTAAGTGTAGTGTACAGTCCTGTCCTTGCGGGTAATCTTTTTAACGTAACGCGGCAACGTACTCATGTTATTCTATCCTCTATGCTGCTAGTGCGGCGAAGGCTGGGGAGCTAACCCACTTTGTTACAGCCTGCTCTCGACTGAACATTGTCATAGCCGCGTTATCATTGTCTGACGCACGCAACTCAAATCCGTTGCGGTGGTCCGCATATGATGAGTAATTAGTAAACGCACTGTACAAGGCAAAGACATTATGCCCACGCGTACTCGCCTCATTGAGATACAGGGCAGTTAGCTTATCAGCTTTACGCTCTCCTCCTACAATGCTGGGCAGCGCCTCCTTCACGGAGGTGAAGTCTAACTGTTTGTCTGCCCACGTCTGAAGCTTCCGACCGTGTGCATGGAACTCAGCTTTGGAGCCCTCAAGCTCAGTTATAAAATTATCCAGTCGGAACCCAGAGGTGTTCTTACGGCGGACCCTCTCCCAGTCCCCCGATATCATACCATTAGTGCAGAAAGCATCGATGGCACCATGATACGACTGGTTGGATGTCAATCCGTCCACACCGTGCAATGCCACAATGCGTTGCGCGACATCGACTTGGTGCCTCTTGGTCGTTACTTTGTACGTGACGTTCGGCAGGGTTACATCCATAAGAGCAAAGGCCCCGTGTCGCCCTGACTGCCACCGGACGCGGGCGTCTTTGAGATCGTGGACTGTCAGGTTTGTGCGGACGGTGTCCATCACACGCGTGAAAAACTCTGTGTGGTCCACGCAGGTAAAGTTGCGCCCAACGATGCCCAGATATGTTCCGGTATTGGCATTGAGCACATAGCGTTTGTCTGGCATCTTTGTGGGCTCATAGGCGATAGGGAAATCTGTTACCGCTGGTATGGCTCCAAACGTGTCAGCGCTGATGTTGGGGAACATTTCTATTACGGTATCTAAAGACATAGGTTTTTCCTCTGGTGTTAGTGCTTGGTAGTCGAGGGCGACGCCGTTGGGCGACTGGTGTTATCTTATTTCAACAGACAGATCGTGTCCACCCTGCCTGATCTTTATATCAGCGAAAGAATGGTTGCAAATGTCCTTCGCTGCTAGCGGTGAAATCAATAGCTTCTTTAAGCCGGGATTTAGAGGTCGCGCGATGTCCCGCTCCGCCTCACATAGAAACCATTCGCTGTTGCCACGCAGTAGCGTGACTGCCGTTGTGATTATCTCCCATTTGTATGCTTTCGCTGACGCCCCCACGCCGGAAGCCTGCAACACAGCCCCCTTGCGGTGCTTCTTGAGCACACCCCTCTGTTTAAGGGTTTCCTCAGCCCAGCAGGCTAAGTTGGCTACGTTTCGGGCATTGTACGTGTGTGCCACTGCCTTGCCGTTCACACGGTCGAGGACCGCATCAATCTTTGTTCGGTCGGATATCTTGATCTTCATGGTGTGTAGTCTCCTTTGTGTTTGTCTGCGCTGCTCACATGGATCACGTCGATCATGTGGCTGCCGTTCTGATACTAGCATTGTTTGGGTTCCACCAAGCGGGTGTTGGGCTAAATTTCCACGCAGCGAAGGCTGACTTGTCTCCATTGTAGTAGCTACGGTAGGCTGAGACAGTGCAGTCTGCCTTATACATATTCGGCATACACTGCGGCGGTGGCTCCCATCCGTCTACGATTAGGCGAGGTGGGGCATTCATAAGCTTCCAATGCAAGCCCCCTGTTTTGTGGTCCTTCTTATAGCGTTCCTCATATTCATCCAAAAGGTAACCCCACATGCGGGACAGCCACTCGTAGTGGTCTATACTTTTCCGCGCCCACACAGTAGACGGGTGGTTCTTGTGAGTTGATTTGTATAGTCCCTCAATGGGTGAGGACCTTTTCTCCCTCGTCTCATGCCACGCAGTACTTAGAATCTGGGCATATTCAAGGATCATCTTGACCACATGCTTGTCACAGTGCATTTTTGCACAATTTAGGGGGTCCTCATCCAAGTAGAAGATATTCATGCTGCTGCTTCCCTTTTGCTGCTTCTTTCGAATGCGACGTTACAGTGTGTTGTGCAGTAGGGTTTGTCTGCGCTGCTTAGTGCTAGGCGTAAGTCCATGTTGTACTCCTTAGCTATGTAGCAGTAGCTACAGATGGCCTTACCTTTGTAGATAACGTCTTGTACATGCACCTCGCAGTTTTCACAGAGGTGGCGATGATCCCCCTTGTGCCGGTCTTTTGGTAACATGATAAACTACTCCTATGTTGGTGCGGGCGGCGGGACTTGAACCCGCATGCCTATTCGGCGACAGATTTTAAGTCTGTTGTGTATACCAATTCCACCACGCCCGCGCGTATTATCAATACGTAAGCGCCCTTTGCTTCTTACGTGAGTCTGGCCTATAAGCCACGTTGCAGTGGTGTTGGCAATACGGCTTGCCCTCTACAGGTTTCTCCCCGCAGTAGTGGAAGTCTTCACTTGTGGGGTCTCCTATTGGCCAGACGCACGCTGTTGCCTTCGCTGCTCGCGCAGCAAACAGACTGTCCGCCATCGGCGGCACTACTTTGTACGCCTTGCCCTTCAGTGGCAGACCCAGCCGGTGTGCCTTCCCAATGACAGCATTCTTGCTGGGTAGGTTTAACCGCCTTGCAATTTGCACTGCGGTCATGGCGCTAGGCCAAAGCAGCCGAAGCTGCTCTGTCCTGTCCGCCGTCCATGTGTTAGAAATTCTCACTTTATTTCTGCCTCCTTCGCTTTGGCCATGTATCTAGCCGTGTAGGTAGCCGTTTCCCAGTCAAGATAACGGGCTAGCGTGTTGAAATACTGCATCTCCAGTCGCTTGACGGCAAGTTTGGTTAATTTCATGTATCCTCCAGCAATTCGGATAAGACAGGTACTAACGCTTTGAGACTGAGCATCCTGCGCGGCTCCTCCCAGCTACCAGTTTCTGATTGTAACCACACCTCCAAAGTCAGAGGTGCCTTGCCGTAGCTCTCCTGACCCTGTAGCAGGGCTACTTTCCGCCCATTGGGGCAGGTTAGGATGATTTGCTGCTGCTTATGGTTGATCATCATCGTCGTCGCTCCGCGTCACCACGTACAAAAACTCCACTGTATCATGAGGCTTGGTTTTTCGGTAGACTGCGGCTTTCGCCGCAACCTCCCAGTGCTGGGCATAATACGTATGCCTCTGTGGCGTTCCGTTTATTGAGAGCCTAACTTCATGCCGTTGCAGCATGTTCGTCCCCTTCCCTCTGACTGAACTTCTCCCAGTTATCGTGCGCCGACCGAAAACGCAGCGCCTCCTTGCGAGTCTTTAGCGTAGGCTGCGCCCACAAGGTTCCGCCATAATACAGGTTTACTCTGTACCCTTGCGCTGGCACTTTCACGGGGAGGGTTGCATATATTTCGCGGGTGTTCATAACGTAGTCCTTTGGTTGTAGATAAGGTGGCAAATTGCCTAACGGGGAGAGCCTAAACCCTCCCTAATTTTATAAAATATACTTTAGCTCTACCTCGCGGGCTTACTCTGCACTAGTAGCCTTAACACTTGCGCCTTTCCCTCGCGGCATTCCCTAAATTCACCGACGTATTTGTCACCATTGCCATAGATAAAGGTGCCCCGTCCGTTGAATTTGCCATCCTTAAATTCACCGATATATTCCTCGCCGCTGGCATACGTATATGTGCCCTGCCCGTCGGGGATACCTCCCCTAAATTCCCCAACGTATTTGTCACCATTGCCATAGATCATGGTGCCCTGATCGTGGTAGTAATCATAATTTGACAAGTCGTTACCTTTCAAACGTAGCCCTAGCGCATCAAGATGCAATCAACGTGATATGCTGAAACTGCCTCAGCCGAGGTCAAGTAGCGGTTGGCCCGGTTTCCCGCCACATATTTGCACCAGCTATCCCACCAGTACTCTGTGCCGCGCTGTTGACATAGCTTGACGTAATCCAACACCTTAACCTTCTTGGTTTGGGCAGACAGTTTGGGGTTAACTTTTACAGCACTTTCTTTAAGCCCTAGGCGCTTCAGATTATGGGAATCAATGCAAGCGGTATCAAAGCCAATGCATTGTAGGACAAAGCTGGCCTTCACCATTCCTAGATTTGGCACGTCCATCAGGAGCAACGTAGCTTCCGCGATGTTCTCCGGGTCAGCCCTGCCACCCTCCTTTAGCTGTAACAGCTTGGCCCATAGGGGTTCGGCGTTGTCATATGCATAGGCAAGGCCCTCAGCTTTCTTGCCCCACAGAAAGCGCGACGTGAGACCCTGCTTAGCTATGTCATCTCTCTGTAGCCGTACTGTCGAAAGCCCTGCTTGTATCGTACACAACACAAATTCGATTACATCCATGAGGGCGCGCGGCCCAGTGGATACGTGGGCTTCAATGGCTGTCACGTCTTGCTTGTACATTTGTAAGCTCCTTGTGGGCTGGTCCAACATTGGACCTATTCAGTTGTTATCTATATCCAGACATTATTGTCGAAGGGCGTCTTGCGCTGATTTGTGTGAGTGCCGCGTTCGCAGTCCCCCGCGCCATATCATCCCCCTGCGGATATCGACCCTTTGGTGCGCGTCGGCATACACAGAACGACAGTTGTAGTCGGCCAATCCGTAGGAATCGGATACCCCCGACACGTTTGTGGCTTAGTTTCATTTTGATTGTCCTATTTGTGGGATTGTTGCAGCGTGCCATCTAGCTATTCGGCTTCGTATCCGTCAAACCAGACACCGGGTTTTCGCGTATCATCGCGGCGACAGTGTGCCTGTGCTTCCTCCAGCGTTAGCCCGCGTTGCATTGTGCGAGGCCGACCCTGCATGCGAAAGCGAATGATTTTGTATGTTGTCATGGTTTTGTCCTTTTGTGTGGTTGCCTAGTATGCCCCCCGTCGTGGGAAGCATATACAGGCAACCGCCCCGAACTCCCGTGCCCACCTTTAAGGCGTGCGGGTTGGCCCGCCATAGCACAGCAAGCCCGGTTTGGTTGTCTTGTGTTTTGTTTTGTGCCCGATTGGGTTGGCGAGTTCGTCGCCTAATCGTCACCGTAAACTCAGGCCGGGCGGTTGCCAGACGTTGTCCACGATTAACCCCTTTAGGTGGGGAGACCGTTCGCCCAAGTATTTAATCTTGGGTGGGCCTACCGAGTAGCTAGGCTTGGGCCTGCTGTTTGTCTCGATGAATAAAATCTAACCCCTCACGTCAGAAACTTCAATAACTAAATTCAGCAAACAACGACGGCATTGGCATAAATCAACGCTAAGTGATTGAAGTGATTACGTTTAGGGTGCGGCACGCTAACGCAGTTGATACATGTACAGGGGCAGCAGTAGGAACCACAATTGGCGTGATAGCATATGAGATGTATAGACCACCACCACCACGCAGAGGGTGGTAGGGGTATTTGGGACGGGTATTAGTAGGGGGCACATAGGCTAGGCTGCGGGGGCTATCGCGTAGGTATAAGCTCCGACCTCACGTTCTCTTTCCCTGCTGTTAACAACCCCGCAAGAACCGCTAGGCAACGCGTCAATGAATAGCTTATTCCTCTAACGCTTTCTGCTTTTGCTGCGTATTGAATTGCTTCGCGCAGGCGGCATGCATGTCTACCGCGACATTTGCCATAAGGTCGCCGAGAATGGTTAGGAAGGCTTCACCTTCTCCGCAGAGTCTGGGCAAACAGTAACCGCCTCCGCCGCCGAGTAGCGAACGAGGGGCCGGGCATGGGCCACCCCCCGTCACCACGTTATATGCATATCTAAACACACAGATCAGGTTTTTAGACCTGTTAACCACATCATTCTATATGCTGTACACAACACGCGTCACACACCAAGATGTGGTGTCAAGGGGTGTTGCATACTATATGTAGGTAACGGCGTATGTATTACTATCACTTATTGTTACAGAATGTTACAATATGAATATTTTTAGTTGACACAGCCTTTAAAATCACTATAATAGTATTAACACTTAAATGCTTCACTTAGATGTTACATTAAGATGTTTAACCTATATATAAATAATCTCTAAAATAATATATTACTTAAATAGTATATACATTTAAATGCTACATTTAAGTGATACACTTATCCTGTACTAATAGGGTAAGGATTTAAGTATATTTAAATTAGTATAGGTATCTGTAGTTATTTTAAACAAAGGCATTGACATTTATGCCGTCTTCTGTACAACTATCACAAGAAAAAGATATCTTGTCTGTATTCTACAAAGCACTAGAAACAGATACTTTTAGTAAATTGCATTTATACCACTCAGACATACATTATATCCGTGCAGCCATTGAAGAGCGTACAGGTGTAAAGTATAGTTTAGCTTATGTTGAATCAGCAGTTAATGCTTTTAAGGCAGAATAATAATTATGACTAAAGAAAAAAGACCGTCTCTTCCGGGCTACAGTAAAGGTAAACGAGAGCCACCTGTACAAGTTAATAGTACGCTTGTAACCGCGTATGCAAATTCAGGTGGTAAGCCATTTAGACATCCAGATAAAGACGGCAATTACGTCCTTGTAACCCCTAGACAAGCACGGGAGGCTCTAAAACCATTTTTTAGTGCCGCAGATATTACTAACATTTCAGAGGGTAAGTTTGGAAGAATTTTGGGTAAGAGTAAGTTTAGAATGCTGGCTAATAAGGGGGGTCTTGTAAAAGAACAACCCAAGCTTAGCAAAGCTAAAAAAAGTACTGTACAAAAAGTTACTAAAGGTTTAAATAAGGCATCAAAGCTGCATGCTGATCAAGCTAAGAAACTGAAGGGTGTTATTAAATGAGTAGGGTTATTAGGAGAGCCGTCACAGGCTTTATGAAAGATTTTTTTGATGACGCTAAACGTGTTGGTGAGCATATAAAACAACAAGGTGTAGTTAATAAGGCGCTTAAAGATGGAGATGGAGCTGCCCTTTCTGCTGAGGTAGAAAAAGCTACAAAGGATTTAGTTAATCGTAAAAGGGTTACCCCCGCAGCTAGAAAAAATATCCCAGCAATTATAAAAGCCTTTGAATATGGGGCTATCGGCACGGGTGCTGGCGTGACAGGAGGTATTCTTGGGACTAAAGCCTTAACTATGTTTAGAAGTGATGCTGTAGACGACGTTACTAAACTGCTAGAAGACAAAGAGATAGACCCCTCAGACCTGTCTCTTTCGGATATCAATGCAGCGTTTAAAAAAATTGGCTTAGACATTAGTACAGATAGGGAGCTAGGAAAAGCGGGTAAGAAAAAAACGCCTATTCCAAGAGAAAAAGTCTCTGAGCCAAATAATACGCAGCCTGTACCAAAGCCCCGAAAAAAACCTGAACAAAAAAAGGTAGATACTAACACAGACTATCCGGGTGACAAGTTCTCTAAGGGTGGTCTAACTAAAAGAAAATCTATTAAGTCACACTCAGACATGCGTAAAGGCGGCTTATTTAAGTAAATGCCCTTACTGAATAATGGTGATCCTAAGTTTCATACGCAGTCAGTTACGATTGCAGCGACAGCAACAGGGGACGATGCTACTGTAGTTTATACAGTACCAGCTAACTTTACTGCTGTTGTTAGGTATCTACATTTTAGTAATTCAGATTCATCGTCTCGTAATTTAACAGTTGAGTTTTACCACGCTAAAGACGCTGAGTACAAAAGTATAGCTAAGACTTTAGCGGTAGCTGCTAATACAAACGGTCATCTAGTTAATGGTGGGTATTTTTTCTTACAGCCGGGTGATAAGATTGTAGCGTTTGGAAGTTCAGCTAATAAGTTTGATATTACCATATCTTGTGAAGAGTACTTTACTTCATCCAATTTGATTTAAGATACGTTCTGTAAATGAGTATTACACAAGACATAAAGGAATGGTCAGAGTCCGTACTCGAAGTACCAAACCCATACTTAGGAGGTTTACCAGCCTGTCCTTACGCTAAGGCAGCATGGTATAATAATAGAGTGAAGATAGTAGAAACTAAAAATATATTCAGGGAAGCCCTTAAACAGTGTGGTGACTTTGACAATAATAAACATGATTTAGTAATATGTGCATCTTTTGGTGTTCCAATATTCGAACACTTTAATGACTGGGTTGAACTTAAGAACAACCTATTAGCAAAAGATGATTTGCACATTATGGGCTTTCATCCTGAATATGGTGCAGAAGATGCTGAGTTAGATTTTCTGTATGATCATGAGTGGGAGAGTTCAGTACAGGATGAATACTGTATGGTATTTATTCAATCGTTATCTCAAGTCGATGACGCAAGCCAGAAGCTAGAACAACTAGACTACTACAAGATCTATCCTGAACCTGAGTATCAGGAATTAGTAATCAAACGAAGGGCTAAACGCTATGGCGATGAAACCAAGAGCAATGAAAAAGAAAACCCCGATGCGGGGCGGCGGAATGGCAGTATCGAAAAAGATGCCAATGCGGGGCGGCGGGATGGCAAAGAAGATGCCAATGCGCGGCGGCGGAGCCGTAAAAAAGAAAAAGTAATAACTGATGGCGCGCACCAACCCTAAGCTATGGGAAAAGTCTAAGGCTAAAGCAAAAGCTAAGATGGGTGGCAAACACTCAGCTAGGGCTATGCAATTAGCTGGTAAATACTACAAAGACTCCGGCGGGGGTTATAGTGGTGGTAAGTCGTCAGGACAAAAGTCGCTCTCTAAGTGGACTAAGCAAAAATGGGATACCAAAAGCGGTAAACCCGCTAGCAAAACAGGAGAGCGTTACTTGCCTGAAAAGGCTAGAAAGGCACTTACCTCTAAAGAGTATGCTGCTACAACACGTAAAAAAAGAGCAGACACTGCAAAAGGTAAGCAAGTTTCTAAACAACCTAAAGCAATTGCTAAGAAGACCGCTAAGTATAGAGCCTAGCATTTAAGTAGAGAGTAGTGTATAACTATGACACCTGCACGATTAAACGCTTGGAGAATAGTACCAAGACTGCTAATCATTGCTTTTATTGTAATGACCTTTAGAGTAGTTGAGTGGTTTATGACTCTACCTGAACCTACTTTAGAACAAGCGGGTTTAGTTAGTGTAATGACGGGAGCCTTAACGGGTGCTTTTGGTTTATTTTTAGGCAGCGGCAAAAAGGAATAAGCATAGTATGGCTATTAAAACTATTCTAATTTTTATTTTAATTACAGTTAATCCGGCTGGTAATATAGCGCAAGATGTTACTGTAGTTGAAAAGTGCCCACCTAAAAATTTGGTAGTCCCTGCGCTAAAAGAAAAAGTTATGGACGGTAGAATTTTAGGTTATTGGGCTTACTGTACCCCCTTTAATATGCGTGATCCTGTAGGAAACCCCGCATGATTGGTGCTCTTATAGGTCCAATAGCTGGTCTTGTCGGGACTTGGTTGCAAGGCTCCGTCGAAGAGAAAAAAGCTAAGACCGCTATGAAGGTAGCCCATGCTCAAGCCAAAGCTACTGTAATGATCGAAGCCGCCACACACGAAAGTGGGTGGGAGCGCATTATGGCTGACGCATCAAAAAACTCGTGGAAAGATGAGTATCTTACCATAGTACTCTCAATCCCAATAATTATGGCCTTCATTCCCGGCTTAGACACTATTGTCCATAATGGCTTTGCACAACTTGAGGCTATGCCTGAGTGGTACCAGCTTAGTTTAGGAGCAGTAATAGCTGCCAGTTTCGGTATTAGAGGCGCAACTAAGTTTTTTGGTAGTAAGTAGTATGGCATTAACCGACGCTGAAAAAGATAAACTAAAACGATATGGGCTTGCGGGTTTGAATAAGCCTAAGAGAACCCCCAATCATAAAACTAAGAAAGGGATAGTAGCAATACGTGATGATGAAAGTATTAAAGTCATTCGCTTCGGCGATCAAAAGATGGGTCATAACTACTCCCCTGAAGCTCGCAAGTCGTTTAAAGCGAGGCACGGTAAGAATATTAAAAAAGGCAAAACGTCTGCTGCTTACTGGGCTGACAAGATGTTTTGGTCCGGTCCTTCGGGGAGTAAGAAAGATCCACCTAAAAGTCAGAAACATAAGAAAGGCGCTTAAAGTCTGTGCTTTCTGTAGCCGCAGAGGGTGCGCGTGTGCAGGCAAAGACAAATGCGAGTGTACTAATGGCTAAACCGTTAACAGAAAAACAACAGAAATTTTTAGATGTTTTATTTGAAGAGGCTAATGGTGACATCCACCTAGCTAAAAACTTAGCAGGCTATTCACAGGGGAGTTCCGCATCTTCCGTTATTAGTGGCATTAAAGATGAAATTGTCGATGCTACTAAACTTTACATGGCACGTAATGCACCACAAGCAGCAATAGCTGTTGTGTCTGGTATTGTGGACCCAACTCAACTGGGCATTAAAGAAAAACTTAACGCAGCAAAAGACCTACTAGATAGAAGCGGTATTATTAAAAGCGAGAAAATACAGGTTCAATCTTCGGGAGGTGTAATGATTTTGCCGCCCAAAGAACAGTTAGAAGAGGAAGATGACAGTTAAAAGCACAGGCACATGGGTTCTACCTCAACCCTTAGACGTTCAAGAGGACAATGAGTGGATAGCTCTACCACGAATTGGGCGTACTGTACCTTTTGGGTATGAATTAGATAAAAATAATGATAGAGTTCTTAGACCAATAAAACTTGAATTAGACTTACTGGAAAAAGCTAAAAAGCACCTTAAAGTATATTCGTATAGAGAAGTAGCTAATTGGTTAAGCACCCAAAGTGCTAGATATATTTCTCATGTTGGTTTAATGAAACGAGTTAAAGATGAGCGAAGACGTAAAAATAAAGCTAAAAGCCTCCGCAACTGGGCAGCTTATGTCGAAAAGGCGCTCGCCGAAGCGGAAGCCCTTGAAAAAGAAAGACTCGATCATAAAGCAGGTTGAGGCTCCTATTGCAGAAGTAAAACTAAGTGTAGTACCTGTTGACGAAATACCGCTCGAAGAAAAACACAATATAATTTTTAAGCCTAATCCGGGTCCACAGACTGCTTTTTTAGTTGCCCCAGAAAGAGAAGTTTTGTACGGCGGTGCAGCAGGCGGGGGTAAAAGTTTTGCTATGCTAGTTGATCCCCTTAGATACATGGGGCACCCAGCCTTCAGTGGACTACTACTGCGGCACACAACGGAAGAGTTAAGAGAACTTATATTTAAGTCACAAGAGTTGTACCCTAAAGTTTGGCCGGGTATTAAGTGGTCAGAAAGAAAGATGCAATGGACTGCACCATCAGGTGCTAGATTGTGGATGTCTTACTTAGATAAAGATGATGATGTTTTAAGGTATCAGGGTTTAGCGTTTAGTTGGATTGGTTTTGATGAGTTAACGCAGTGGGGAACGCCTTACGCTTGGAACTACATGCGGTCTCGTTTACGTTCTACCGCATCTGACTTACCTGTATATATGAGAGCTACTACAAACCCCGGTGGTAGAGGGCATCATTGGGTTAAAAAAATGTTTATTGATCCTGTTGCCCCAGACACTAGGTTTGATGCAACAGATATTGAAACGGGTGAAACTTTAAGGTACCCTATTGGACACGAAAAAGCAGGTAGACCTTTATTTAATAGGCGTTTTATACCTGCTAGACTAAGTGATAATCCGTATTTATCTGACGGTGGTGACTACGAAGCAATGCTTTTGTCTCTACCTGAACAACAGAGAAGGCAATTACTTGACGGTGACTGGGATATTAAAGAGGGCGCGGCCTTTACGGAATTTGATCGTAGAGTACACACTGTTGATCCCTTTGATATTCCTAATAATTGGGTTAAGTTTCGTGCATGTGATTATGGTTACGGCTCTTATTCTGGCGTACTGTGGTTCGCAGTTTCACCTGACGAACAATTAATTGTGTACAGAGAGCTTTATGTGTCAAAGGTGTTAGCTACTGATTTAGCGGGTATGGTTTTAGAACTTGAGGCAGGTGACGGTAATATGAAATATGGGGTACTAGATAGTTCCCTGTGGCATAAAAGGGGAGATACTGGACCTAGCCTTGCTGAGCAAATGATTATGCGAGGGTGTCGTTGGCGACCTTCAGATAGAAGTAGAGGCAGTCGCGTATCAGGTAAAAACGAAGTACATAGAAGGTTACAGATAGACGAGTTTACAGAAGAACCACGCCTAGTATTTTTTAATAACTGTACTAATATTATTTCTCAGTTACCCGCCTTGCCTATTGATAAGAAAAACCCTGAAGACATTGACACAGGGTCAGAAGACCACTTGTATGACGCACTGCGATACGGAATTATGTCGAGGCCACGTTTTAGTGCTTTTGACTATGACCCTATGACACCCCGTAATAGACCAGAACCTGCTGATGCAGTCTTTGGTTATTAAAAGGAATTGTAATGGCTATTAATAACGAAGAAAATATGATTGAAGCAGTCTCAACTTATGTTGAGGATATAGATAATACAGAAGACGCACCTATTGAACAGTTTAGTTCAGTAGTAAGTCACATTCAATCTCTTTATAGTAAAGCCAAATCATATCGTCTAACAGAAGAGCAGCGCTGGTTAAGAGCCTATCGTAATTACAGAGGTTTGTATGGCCCTGACGTTCAATTTAGTGAGGCTGAAAAGTCTCGCGTATTTATTAAAATTACCAAAACTAAAACTTTAGCTGCCTATGGACAGATTGTAGATGTACTGTTTGGGAATCAAAAGTTTCCAATTGTAATTGATCCTACAATTCTTCCTGAAGGCGTGACGGAGGCTGCCCACTTTGACCCAGCTTTACCCGACGAATTACGTGAGGGGGCAGAGACTACAAATACGCCGTATGGTTTTGCTGGAGATGGCGCTGATTTAACTCCGGGTGCTACTGAACAATCATTAATGCTGGGAGTATATGAAGAAAAACTAAAAGGTGTTAGTGGTGTTAAAGAAGGTAAGGGCCTCACGCCGTCTTCTGTAACTGTTTACCCTGCAATGGTTGCAGCTAAAAGGATGCAAAAGAAAATATTAGACCAGCTAGAAGAATGCCATGCTTCTAAGCACTTGCGTAGTACCGCTTTTGAAATGGCTTTATTTGGCACGGGTATGCTTAAAGGGCCGTTTGCTGTAAATAAAGAATATGCAAATTGGGTAAACGGAGAATATTCACCAGTTATTAAAACAGTTCCTCAAGTTAGCCACGTCAGCCTTTGGAATTTATATCCTGACCCTGACGCAAATAACATGGAAGAGGCTGAGTACGTTATTGAACGACATAAACTTAGCAAGAGTCAGCTTAGAGCATTGAAGAAGCGTCCTTTCTTTAGACACAATGTTATTGACCAGTGCATTAACATGGGTGAATCATATATAAAAGAATGGTGGGAAGACGATTTAACTGATTACGAACAGCAGCATAACATTGATAGGTTTGAAGTCTTAGAGTATTGGGGCATTATGGATGCTGAAATGCTTGAAGATGAAGACATTGATATTCCAGAAGAATTAGAAAATGTAGATCAAGTTCAGGTTAATATTTGGGTTGTTAACGGTAATGTTATTAGGCTAGTGCTTAATCCCTTTAAACCTGTACGTATTCCGTACATGGCTGCACCATATGAGCTTAACCCTTATTCTTTCTTTGGTGTTGGCATTGCCGAAAACATGGATGACACTCAAACGCTAATGAACGGGTTTATGAGAATGGCTGTAGATAACGCTGTTCTTTCAGGTAATTTACTTATTGAAGTAGACGAAACGAATTTGGTACCGGGTCAAGACTTGTCCTTGTATCCGGGTAAAGTATTTAGGCGTCAGGGTGGTGCACCCGGCCAGTCAATTTTTGGCACATCATTTCCTAACGTAGCGGGTGAAAACCTACAGTTATTTGATAAGGCTAGGCAGCTAGCAGATGAAAGCACAGGCTTTCCTTCGTTTGCTCATGGCCAAACTGGTGTGTCCGGTGTAGGCAGAACTGCTAGCGGTATTAGTATGCTTATGGGTGCGGCTGCTGGTGGTATTAAAAATGTTATTAAGAACGTAGATGATTATCTGTTAAAACCATTAGGTGACGGCATGTTTAACTTTAACATGCAGTTTGACTATGACAATACTATAAAAGGTGATCTTGAGGTTAAAGCTAGGGGTACAGAAAGTCTTATGGCTAATGAAGTACGTAGTCAAAGACTTATGCAGTTTCTTGGTGTTGCAAGTAACCCGGCTCTTGCACCCTTTCCAAAGTTCAGCTATATTATGTCAGAGATTGCTCGCACTATGGATCTTGATCCTGATAAAGTTGTTAATACAGCAGAAGAAGCTGCTATTCAAGCTGAGCTACTCAAAGCATTTCAAGCTACTCAGCCACAACCTGAACAGCCTGTAGCGGGGGCTGATGCCGCTGACCCAACAGGGGCCGGTGGTGGTACTATAGGTATAGGTATGGCACCCGGACCACAAGAACAAGGATTTACTGGTAATGAGCAAAGACCCGCAGAAGCAGGCGGACCAACTGAAGGCGCTGGTGGCGAGCAGCCAGTGGCGTAATTTTACATATTACTTAGCCGAACTCAAAGAACAACAACATAGAGTACTAGAACAATCAGTAGAGATACAAGATATTTATAGGGCGCAAGGTTCCTTAGAAGCTCTTAATAAGCTAATTAACCTTGAGAAAATAATGCAAAGGACATAACTATGGCAAAAGACCCCGTATCAGGGAACGAAATACCTCTTGGAAGCACCGCAGAAGAGGTACGAGACGATCAGCCTGCAATGCTAAGTGAGGGGGAGTTTGTAATTCCTGCTGACGTAGTTCGTTACTTTGGCGTACAGTACTTTATGGACTTACGTGATAAGGCAAAGATGGGCTACGAGGTGATGAATAAGATGGGTCAGCTAGGTAATAGTGAAGATGCTGCTATGCCAGACGATACGCTATTTAATAGGGGCATGCCTTTTACTATTGATGATATTGAAGTTGTATCTCCAGATGAGCTAAAAGAAAAAATGGAAGATGCAAAAGAAGATGACGTAATTGAAGCAGCAGATGGTGCTTACGTAGCACCCGGTCAAATGCAACTTGGCAACAATATCGATGTACAAACGGA